AGCGTAAATGGCCAAATTGCAGAGTTGGCAGAAAAGCACAATGCATTAAGCACAGCAGTGCTAGAAATCAAAGGCACCATTGATGGTGTTCAAAAGCGTGTAGATGCCGTTGAAGGCGACACAGCTATTAAGAAGTCTTCTGATCTTGGCCGTTCAGAGGTTGTAACAAAAAAATCAACATGGAACGGTTCTTTCCTCGGTTCCGTAAATGAAATCTTTTCAAACTAAAGGGTAGGTGAAATAAAAATGAGTAATGAACTATTAGAAAAAGCAGTAGCAGCAGGTACAAACGTAACTGGTAGCTATGCATCCGCAACTGGTGGAACTGGAGTACACACAGCGTCTGAAAACGGCAACGGTGGACTTCTAAACCCAGAACAATCAGCGCGATTTCTAGACTATATGTTCGACGCTACCGTAATTGGTAAGGTTGCACGTACTGTCCGAATGAAAGCAGATACAACAGAGATTGACCGTATGTCTATCGGCGAGAAGCTTGTAAAGCTTGCAACTGAAGCAGACAACACAGGAGTTAACTCACCTGTAACATTCTCAAAAATTTCTTTGACAACAAAGAAGCTTCGCATGGACTGGGAACTTTCAACAGAGTCTCTTGAAGACAATATTGAAGGCGCAGACGTCGAAGATCATATTGCCAGAATGATGGCAACACAAGCAGGTAACGATATTGAAGATTTGATCCTAAACGGAGACACTTCACTAACAGACGATGCCCTATACAAGTCATTTAATGGCGTTGTAAAGAAGGCAAAGACTTCAGGTCGCGTAGTAGATGCAGCTGGAGCAGCCGTTTCACGTGCTGTATTCAACTCTGCACTTAAGGCACTTCCACGTAAGTACAAGCAGCGTCGTACAGACCTTCGCTTCCTTGCAGGATCAAACTTGATCCAGGATTACCTATACTCAACATCTAATTCAACAAACTTTGCAAACCCACAGGATATTGCTTCAGGCATCATCCGTGGTGATGTTCCAGTTGTTGGAGGTCCAGCAGGATATGTAGCTCCATACGCATTTGGTATTCCAATCGTTGAAGTTCCACTTCTTAGCGAGACACAGGCTGGTACATATGCTAGCCCATCAGGTTCACACGGAGATATCCACTTGACATTCCCAAATAACGTTGTTATTGGTATCAAGCGTGATGTTACTGTTTACCGCTTCTTCTGGCCACGTAAGGACTCAGTCGAGTACACAATGTATACTCGTGTTGGCGTCCAGATCGAGCAAGCAGATGCTTGGGTAGTCGTAAAGAACGTTAAGGTTGCTTCTTAATTAATTAAGAATTAAACTACCGAAATGCCCCCAATTAATTTTGGGGGCTTTTCATTTTAATTTAACAATGCTATAATTAAAGGACCTAGAAAAAGGAGAATATAAGTATGTCGTTTGACACATTAAAGGTAGCCGAATTAAAAGTAATTGCAGAAGATTTTGCGGTTGACACAGAAGGCTTAAAGAACAAAAAAGACATTATTGCAGCCCTATCCGAAGAAGGAGTTTCTTGGTCAGTCTATCAAAAGACAAAGCAAGAAATTGAAGATAATCTAGAAGAGATTGAAATAATTCCTAGACTAGATCCAAAGAAAGTAGACGCAGACTCTATTTTGGTAAGAATGACAAGAGAGAATTATCGATACGATATTCATGGTCATACATTTACGAAAGAACATCCGTTCGTTGCAATGCCAGAAGAAGACGCTCAAAAAATTTTTGATACAGAGGAGGGTTTTCGTTTAGCGACACCAAAGGAAGTCCAAGACTTTTATCACTAAACGTTAACATAAGTTAATGGCAGAAATATATAAATCTCAAACATCTACAGTAAAAACAAAAATATACTGGGGTGGAGAAATAACGGATGCAGACGGACCAGTTGTAGCAACAGTAAGACAAGTAACTACTGATGGAACCGTTTATCCTACACTTGCAACTTATACTGCCACAAAACTAGAGTCGGACATTGGTACGTATCAGATTACGATACCGTACAGCCTCGCCCTACAGCCTAAAAAACTTAGAATAACTTGGACGTATCAGGTAGGCGGAATAGAGGGTAGAAATACTCAAGTTGTAGATATAGTAACTCCATACGTAGATATATCTGATGTCATAGATGATTTAAATTTTGGAACAGACCCATCTGACCCAAACTACAAAACTTATGGCGAGCTTCAGCTAGCAGAGAAATATGCTAGAAAATTAATTGAGGCTTATACAAACCAAGTTTTTTATTCATACAATGGAACACAGGTTGCCCAAGGATATGGGTCAGATATACTTCCTTTGCCAATAAGAATAGAAGAGATTACAAGATTACACGAAGAAGATGTTCAAGTATTTGAAGTTGGAGTAAATACAAACAACTGGTTTTATACACCAATAGTCTCTGAATCAAATTATGGAATAAGAGTAAATTTGCAGGACATGCAAGACGATTTAGTTTATTCAGCAAATGGAATGATACCTCCATCAATTAACAGCAGAGGATATTCTGGGACATTTAAAAAAGACTTCAGGTATAAGGTTGAAGGAGTATTTGGTTGGTACTACGTGCCAGACAATGTTAGAGAAGCGTCTAAGATTCTAATGAAACAATACTTTGAGCAAGACCGTGCTTGGAAAGATAAATACGTAAAGAACATAAGCACATTTGACTGGAAGTTTGAGTTTATGGAAGATGCACATAGAGGCACAGGGAATCTGTATGCAGATCAGCTCCTTGCACCATATATAACAAACGGTATGGTTGTATTTTAAATGAGCCTGGCAACTTCCCTAATGCCACTTCAGCTTGACATATATCTTCAATCAGATACACAAGATGCAAACACTGGCGCTATCAAAAAAGACTGGGCCTATTCTAAAACAATGCAGTGCTCTGCAAAAGGAATAATATCCAACTCAGGCACAGGTCGTGGCGGTGACAGACAAACCCTTAACACAAAATATTCTAACGAGCAAATGCTTGAAATAAGAAGCGTTGATCAGATTACTTATAGAGACAAGATAACAAACATTAGAGACATTAAGGGTAACATAGTTTGGAAAGAATTAGACTTTCCATCAGAAACCCCGACAGTATTTGAAGTAATTAGCTCAACTCCGATAACAGATCCATTTGGTAATATCCTTGCATATAACTCTATTGTTAAAAGATCGGAGAATCAGCAAATTGGAATCTAATGTCGCACTTCTTCGAGCCGCAAGCGGACTAGAAAGATTAATGGCTGGAGCCCCAGTGGGTCCAGTAAAAGATAGCAATGTAGCACAGATATCTGCATTCCTATATCATCAAGCCAATGTGCTTGCCAAATTAGATTCAGATGCAGCATTTAAAAAACTATTTAAAAGAACAATATTTGATAGCATTAATAAAGAGTTCGGTCAGTATATAGATGCAAAGGCAAGAGTAAAGCCAAACTCATTACACCATGTATACGAGTGGAATAAAGCTGGACAGCCTACAAGTAGACTATTTCTATTAAAACAAATAGATTCATCTGGACTATCATTTAAAATAGACTCAAACTTTATTCTTTCAAGATCAGCTGTTCCATCAAGAAACAAAAAGCAAAAGAAGAAATACATATTTGCAAATAAGGCGGATGTAATGGAAGCTGGGCTACCAGTTACAATAAGACCAAAGTCTGCAGAAAGACTTGTATTTGAATTAGACGGAATAACAGTCTTTATGCCAAAGGGCTCATCCGTAACAGTAAAAAGCCCAGGCGGAAAAGCATCAAGCAATCAATTTAAATTGGCCTACTCACAATTCTTTTCAGGCAACCTAGTGAATATAGCAATCAAAAATTCTGGATTTCAAAACCTATTTAATGCGGGAATGACAAAAGCGCTAGCAGTCCCAGGATCAATAAAGAAAATCCAATATTCATTTAGCCCTAACGCAATAAGAGCAGAGGCAGATATGTCATTGGCAAAAGCATTTGGAGGGGCACTATGATAGATTATAATATAGACGCAATGTATGAGATAAGAAAGCACCTATGGCAAGAGCTTATATTGAATAAAATATTCAATGACTCAGATTACTATAGTGATAATATAGGCAAAGAGATTATCCCAATTATCCCAGTCCAGCAACAGCCCGAGTTAAATCAATTTTTAAGCGGGAAGAAGCATATAGTCTATGACAAGATAGGCCTATCCTATGAAGAGAACTGGATGATATGCTGCGAAAAGATTCTATTTACTATATATGCCACTGATTTTTCAGAGATCAATCAGATTAGAAATTTAATGCTAGACGTATTTAGAAGAATGGACGACTCAGCCAAAGATCTAAATGCCTCAAAATCAACTCCAAAGATTAAGTTCTTTAACACAATGGTTGCCGAAATATCACCCACTGAGCCATCCCAAGAGCTACAGGGATTTTTGTCTGCAGATGTGATCCTTGAGGTTAAATATGCAAGAACGACAGACGGAGATGGAAGATTTAACTAGGTTGCTTTTGGGTGCATTATACTCTAAAATTAGTCTTAGAGGAAAAGAGCCTAGCCAGCTTGATTTAAAGTTTTAAAGTAAGTCAATATATATATATTTATTTAACAGGAGGTTTTACAACATGGCACAAAACACAGGTAATGCTAGAAATATTCTCGTTGGTGCGTCTCCACTGTTTCTTTCAGTAACAGACATCACTAGCGGAGACTACGTAGCTTCTGCACCAGCAGGAGTTAAGAATGATTTCGCAGCAAACAAGAATAAGACAGTTCCAGCATTTAAAACTGGAGAGTCTTACACAGATTCTTTGAACAAAGTAGACACCACGACAGCAGCAACAGGTGCAGTATCACCAGCTCTTGATACAAAGGGTGCATTTTACCGTAACGTAGGTTACACAAACAATGGTCTTCAGGTTACATACAACCCATCATACGGTTCAGTAACAGTAGATCAGCTTCTTGACACAGCAAAGCTTTTCAAGGAGTCTATGGAAGTTATGATCGCAACAGAAATGGCAGAAGGTACTCTTGAGAACGTTCTTGCAGTATTCGGTCAGCGCTCAACAACACTTACAGAATCTGGCAAAAAGCTAGGTCTTGCAGGTGGAGCTCTTGGTGAAGCGCCAACAGAGCGTCAGCTTATTGCAGTTGGTCAAGCACCAACTTCAACAGCAGAATCTGCAACTGAGCGTGTATACTATGCACGTCGTGTTCTTTCTGTACAACAGTCACAGTTCTCTTTGGCTCGTAACGCAGCATCAACATTCCCAGTAACATTCCGTTTGCTACCATCTGGTGAGTTAACTCACGCAGGTGAAGAATACGGTTTCATCGTAGACCGCGTTCTTTCAGCATAATTAATTAAATTAATTAATAGGACCCCCCCAAGAAATTGGGGGGTTTCCTATTGCCCTTATATTTTCTATATGATACAATAATTATAAGTAGATCCTAGGAGGATTAAATTGGCAACAACAGTATATGATGTAGAAGAAATTACATTACAAAATGGAGACAAAGTTACGCTTAAGCCTTTAACAATTAAAGACCTAAGAGCGTTTATGGAAGCCATAAATAAGACAGCAGAAGCAACAACAGAAAATGATACGTTAACAGTATTAATTGATGCGTGTGCAGTTGCACTATCCAAACAACTACCAGAATTGGTAAAGGATAGAGACTTACTAGAAGACGCACTAGACGTTCCTACAATCAATCGCATTCTTGAAGTTTGCGGTGGGATTAAGATGGACGACCCAAACCTTCTAGCGGCAG